CTGTTGGTCATTCTAGCGGCGATGCTTATTCAATAATTCTGGTATTGAATAAAAATTACTAATGGCTGAATACAGAGGTAAAACAGTAACTCTGAATAAACCAAGGAGAATCTCAAAAGGTTCTCCTGGGTTTGGCAAAAAAACAAGAGAAGTTTTTGTCAGAGAACCATCCTCTGGTAAGGTAAAACGTGTAACTTTTGGTGATCCTAAATTGGGAGCGCACCCCAATAATCCTAAGAAAAGAAAGGCCTATTGCGCTCGAAGTAAAAATTTAGGTGACGACAGAACAAAAGCCAATTATTGGTCAAGAAGACAATGGAGATGCTAAATGGCTAAAGCAAAAAGCGGTGGAAAAATATGTCCAGCTGGCAAAGCTTGGGCAAAACGTACTTTTGATACATATCCGTCTGCTTATGCAAATATGGCAGCATCTAAATATTGTAAGGATCCGAACTATGCAAAAGGCTCTAAGAAAAAAAAGAGAGTCAAGAAAGCAGGTGGCGGACTGGTATTTAACGTAAGAGGACAGGGAAGAGTTATGTCCAACAGATTAAGATAATGGGTCAGTTAAAACAGTGGCGAGAGCAGAATTGGGTCAGAATAGGTTCTGACGGTTCAATCAAAGGACCCTGTGGCACCAGTAAAAATAAGAAAAACCCAGATAGGTGTTTACCAAAGGCGAAAGCTCAAAGTTTGTCGAAAGCAGAGAGGGCGAAAACTGCACGTAAGAAAAAAAGTGCAGGTGCAAAAGGTAAAACAGTGGTAGCTAATACCAAAGCAGCAAGAGTTTCTGTAAACAGAGGAGGAGAAATGCTAAAAAATAGATCAAAAGCCGATCTCAACAAAGACGGCAAAATATCTTCATACGAAATGAAAAGAGGTATGGCAATAGAAAAATCTATGTCTCAACAAAATCGTGTGAAGAAGAAAAACGGTGGATTCATAGCAAAAGGCTGTGGTAAAGTTATGAATAATCGTCGTAAGGTGACGACTATATCTTAGGAGATAATGATGGCAACAAAAGCAGACAAAGAAATGGAAGCTAAGTTAAAAGCTAGACAACAAGCTAAAGTTAGGCCAGATGAGCCTGTCGAAGAGACAAGAATTTATTTGAACATGCCAAAGAAAAAGGCTGCCAAAACAGCTGCAAAGAAACCAGCTGCAAAGAAAAAAGCAACTAAAAAAAAGTAGAGGTTTAAATGTATAAAAGAACAAAAGGTTATGCAGCTGGAGGTAAAGTAAAGTCTAAAGGCATGCGTAAGGGTGGACCGATGAAATCAAAGGGAATGCGCAAAGGCGGACCTATGAAAAGTAAAGGCATGAAAAAGGGCGGACCTATGAAGTCCAAAGGTATGGCAAAAGGCGGTCCTATGAAGTCTAAGGGTATGAAAAAAGGTGGGCCAATGAAATCCAAAGGGATGAAAAAAGGCGGACCTATGAAATCAAAAGGATATGCAAAGGGTGGCAAAGCGATGAAATCAAAAGGCTATAAGAGAGGCGGTAGAGTTGGATCACGTAGATAGTGGCCTACTTACAAAGCAATATACCTCATTTTAAATGCTGGGTTAGAAAAGAGTACACTCATAACCATGAAAAATATCATGGTGAATTCTTACATGCTATGGCAATAGCGGTAACAACCATGCCGACAAGATGCTTGAGTTTTCAAGTAATTTTTACTGGTATTCCAGCTGAAGGAGAAGAAGAAGAAAACGTACATGGTGGAGCCATGTGGGCAAGAATGCCAATAACTGCACTCGTAGGCGATACACCTTTTGAAGATTGGCCAGAGCCAATGGCTGTTCACGATGCACAGCCATGGGATTGTTCATCACATCATCATGCAGTTTATGTCTTAGATAGAGCTACACCTTGTCCCTGGCTTGCCAAAATAGATGGTAATTTATATCCAGCCAAATATTTGTTTACTGTTGATTATGCAGAAAATGAAATAGCTGATGATCCTGCACAGCACAAACAGAGTCATGTATTAGAACTATTAGATGCTGGTGAATGGACAGGTAATATAGTGGCGTTACCAAACAACCGCGTAAGAGTTACACACCCCGCTTGGTTTGAAACAGGACAAGGCGCTCCTGATTTTAAACCATCTGCACATATACATTATTCAAAGTCTGATTTAGACTATACGTTGGATGTAAACCGAATTTTTGATAATCTATACGCGGAGGATGAATAATGGCTGATTTATCAATAGCACAAAAAAGAAAACTTATTAAAGAGTTAAAAGGCGCTTCTAGATTGCATGCTAAACAGGCTGCACAAATAGAAAAATCTTTGAAGAATACTAAGAAGAAAAAATAATGGCACTTTCAGGCAGTACAGATTTCGAGCCTAATGTAACTGAGTTCGTAGAAGAAGCTTTTGAAAGATGTGGTTTGGAACTTAGGACTGGTTACGATTTAAGAACAGCAAAAAGATCTATAAATCTGATGTTGGCTGAATGGGCTAATAGAGGTTTGAATCAATGGACAATTGAACAAACAACACAAGCCTTAACACAAGGTACTGAGTCTTACACACTAAACGCAAACGTAATAGATATACTTGATATGTCTTTGCGTAGAACCGTAAATTCCGAAGTTACCGATACAAGCATGACCAGGATAAGCAGGTCTGAATATTTAAACATACCAAATAAATCTACAGAAAGCAGACCCTCTCAATTCTTTTTTGACAAGTTGACAACACCTGTCATAAAAGTTTGGCCGTCCCCAGAAAATTCTACAGATGTCTTATTATTCAACAAAATAGTAAGAATGGATGATGCTGATACAGCTATAAATACTATGGATATGCCTTTTCGTTTCTATCCATGTTTTGCGGCAGGATTGGCTTACTACATATCAATAAAAAGAGCGCCAGATCGTATGCAAATGCTTAAAGCAGCTTACGAAGAAGAATTTAGGCGTGCCGCTGATCAAGACGAGGATAGAGCATCATTTCGTATCAAGCCATCTATGAGGAGTAGTTATTAGTGGCTTATGCTGTTGGAAAGTTCGCAAAAGCACTTTGCGACAGATGTGGTTTTGAATATAAACTCCATGAACTTAGAGAAGAATGGAATAATTTAAAAACTTGCCCATCTTGTTTTGAACCAAAAGCTCCACAAATTGATCCAAGACCAGTAGTAGTTGATCCAGAGGCTTTATATAAGCCAAGACCAAATAATGATAAAGAAGTGGGTGAAGGATTCGTTGTAGTTACATATAGTGATATAACAAAAGGCAACTCAATGGACCCAAATATTGTTGGAACAAACTTCCAAGGTGTTGCTTGTGTAGGGTCTCTTGGACAAGTATCCACCACTCAAGACATTCCTTCTAATGTCGCTGTATTGGATGGACTTAGTGCTACGTCTAATTTAGGAACCGTTTCAGTTACTGGTAATATAACAACTGACGTAACGGTTACGGGCTTGGCTAGTACGGCTTCTCTTGGAACAGTATCAGTAACTACTGAAACGGTCACAACTTACACAGTGACTGTAGTAGGCGGTAATCCATCAAACCATCCTTATCATAACTTCGGATCCTCTAATAAATATGCAATAGACGGATCAACAGCTACAGCGGATGTCACACTCTATTTAACAGAAGGTCAGACTTATAGATTTGACCAAAGCGATTCTTCAAATAGCGGACATCCATTACGTTTCAGCACTACAGCAAACGGAACACATTCTGGAGGTTCAGAATATACTACTGGAGTTACTACAGTAGGAACCCCTGGTAGCTCTGGTGCTTATACAGAAATAACTGTAGCTTCTGGAGCGCCAACACTTTACTACTATTGCACTAATCATTCAGGTATGGGTTGGACTGCATATACTATTGATGCTACTTACACAATTTCCGTTGTTGGGGGTAATCCTTCTAATCATCCATACTACAACGTAGGATCAACAAACAAATTTGCAATAAATGGTTCTACAGCTACGGCTGATGTCACTTTGAGCTTGTCTGAGGGAGGCACATATAGGTTTGATCAAAGCGATTCTAGTAACAGCGGACACCCATTACGTTTTTCAACTACAGCAAATGGTACACATGCTAGTGGATCGGAGTATACAACAGGAGTATTGACAAACGGCACACCAGGTAGTTCAGGAGCTTACACACAAATAACCGTAGCCTCGGGAGCGCCAACATTATATTATTATTGTACGAATCATAGCGCTATGGGGTGGACAGCTAACACGCCTTGACATGATTGCTGATTAAAGAGGTATAATAAAAACATGACTTATACTGAATTGTATACTTTGATTCAAAACTATCTCGATTATAACGAGACTACTTTTAACAACACCATTCCAGATTTTGTTAAAAATGCTGAAGATCGTATATTTAATTTAGTACAAGAAGATTTCTTTAGGAAAAATCAAATAGGTAGTCTTACGGCAGGTAACAGATTTTTAACTTGTCCTAATGATTTTATTTTGAGTTTTTCGTTGGCAGTTATAGATAGTTCAAGTGACTATCATTTTCTAGAAAAGAAACACCCCAGTTTTATGCAGGAATTTACTCCTGATATTACTGACACCAGCTTGAGAGGGCTGCCTAAATACTACGCTGACTTTGATAAGGAATACAGCACTTCTGGAAGTTCTGGAACAACTATCACCGTCGCGCCATTACCAGATGCAAACTACTCAGTAGAATTGCATTATTTATATAGGCCAATTAGTTTGGTCACAAATACAGGGGGTACCTGGCTTTCAAATAACGCCAGAGACGCTTTGCTTTATGGCTCGTTAGTCGAGGGCTATACTTTTATGAAGGGTGAACCAGATTTACTGGCAACTTACGAAAAAAGATTCCTACAAGAAATTGATAGATTGAAAAATAGAGCAGAAGCTAGAGGAAGACGCGATGAATATCGTTATGACTCTCTTCGCTCTAATGTAAGTTAATAAGGAGAAAGTATGAAGCCTATCAAGAAACTTGAGGGCAAGACTGTAGCCATCGTAGGTATGGGACGTAGTTGGTTTGACTACAATCTTGCTAAATCACACGGAGTTCATTTTGACGAAGTTTGGGCAATAAATGCCGTAGCAGACGTTATATTCCATGATCGTATATTTATGTTAGATCCAGCTAGTCGTTTTTTTGACAGCGATGATGCAGGCGGTCAAACAAATTCAATGAAAAAACTACTCAAAACACATGAAGGGCCAATATACACATGTGAGTTAGATGACAGAGCAAAAGGCCTAGTTTTATACCCTATAGAGGAGGTGGTAAGAGATTTAAACTGCTACTACCTGAATAATACTGTGGCTTACGCTATAGCTTTTGCTCTATGGAATAAAGTAGGTTGCATCAAAATGTTTGGTGTAGATTTTACCTATACAGGCAATTTATATTTTGCAGAATCAGGTAGAGGGTGCGTAGAGTATTGGCTTTCAAAATGTCAAAATGAAGGTATTCGAATTGAAGTTGCCAATTCTTCTACTCTACTGGATACATCTATACCTGTAGAGGATAAATTATATGGATATCATCGTTTAGATGATCCCAAAATAATTGTACATGACGAAGAAAACAAATTGCGTGTTTTCAATAAAAGCCAAATAGAAGGCAGACCTGCAAATGAACAAAAACCAATGCTAATGGACAGGTACGATACACATCTCAAAGAAGTAAAAGCTGGAGATCCAAAAGTATGGTAGATGAAATTACACCAGTAGCTATGCCGAGTCTAGGCATAATAGAAGCTAAAACTTCCAACTTTGGTGGACATCCACCAGAGTTCTGGGCAGAAAGATTAGCCGAAAAAATTGTAAGTGTATCCGAAGATAGTGAACCGCATGTTAGAGAGCAGGCTAGAGTCTATAAAGAAGCAATTCAACAGGTTTGTTTAATTTATTTGAAAAATGCTATAAAATCTTATAAGGCGACATTAATTCAAGAGCTTTTGAAAGCTGGAGAAGAAGATGTAGCTAAAATTGTAAAAAGGATATAAATATGGCTATTTCATCAACATTAACAACAAGTTTTAAAAAAGAACTATTAACTGCAACACATAATTTTGCTACTAATGGTAATGCTTTCAAACTTGCTCTCTATACAAGCTCTGCAACACTTGGAGCAACTACAACTGCATTTACAACTACTGGACAAGCAAGTGGTACTAATTATACTTCTGGCGGCAATGCTTTAACAAAAGTTGCGCCAACAAGTTCTGGTACAACAGGCTTTACTGATTTTGCAGATTTGACTTTTGGTACTGCTACTGTAACTGCAAGAGGTTGTATGATCTATAACGATACAAATGGCGATAAGTCAGTTGCCACTATAGATTTCGGTGGAGATAAAACTTCAACTGCTGGTGACTTTACGGTAGTTTTTCCTGCGGCAGCAGCAAGTACAGCTATTATAAGAATAGCGTAACCCTAAATGTCAGGTTGGGGTCGAGCTGGCTGGGGGCAAGGTCCCTGGGGTCAACCAGCATCAATACCTATAAGCTTCACCATATCGGGTGTAGCTGGAACTTCTGCGTTAGGATCAGCCAGTGTAGATGCTGAAGCTAACGTAATACCCTCTACTTTAGTAGCCACTTCAGCTTTAGGCTCTGTAACGCCTTCAGCAGCTGCTAATGTCACACTTACAGCACCTAGCGCAGCAACGGCCTCAAATGGCGGAGCCGCAGTAGATGCTGGCGGAAAAATTGGTATTAATGGTGTTGTTGGAACGACAGGCTCACCTGTTGCTGGTGTTAATGCTCAAGCAATAGCATCAATACAAGGTGCAGTAGGTACTCTTGGCTCAGTTTCTGTTGATATAGATGGAGAGGCTAATGTTCCTGTAGCTGGATTAGGCTCAACGGCAAGCCTTGGATCTGTTGTAGTACATCATAATGATGTAGTTACCGTTTCTGGTTTTGGATTAACAAGTTCTTTAGGTTCTATAACAGTTATAGCAAAAGCAGGGGTGATTTTGACAGGTCTTTCATCTACAGGTGAAGTTGGAGAGCCTTTTATACTTTGGAGTGAAGTAGATGACAAGCAAACACCAAATTTTCAAGACATATCAGAAGATCAAACGCCTAGTTTTACAACCATAGATGATAGCCAAGCCCCTAACTGGGAAGATGTTGCTTAACTATGCAAGAGAAAGGTAATATAATCAATTGAACGGAGAAATAAATGGCCACTTATGTAAATAATTTAAGACTTAAAGAAATTGCAACTGGTGACGAGTCAGGAACTTGGGGAACAAGTACAAATACCAACTTGGAGTTGATTGGAGAAGCACTAGGCTTTGGTACAGAAGCAATAACTACAAATGCAGATACACACACTACTACAGTAGCAGACGGTAGCTCTGACGCTGGTAGAGCTATGTATCTTCAATATACAGGTACATTAGATTCGGCTTGTACTATAACGATCGCACCTAACACTATGAAAAGGATGCAGTTTATAGAAAACGGCACAAGCGGATCTCAAAATATTGTTATTTCACAGGGTTCTGGGGCCAACGTAACAATCGCCCCTGGTGATGTAAAAGCAGTTTATTTAGATGGTGCTGGTAGTGGAGCAGCAGTAACAGACGCTTTTACTAGCTTGAACATAGGTACTACTTCTGGAGGTGCAACTGTTAATGGTATAACCAGTAAGACTTTTGGCACAAGCTCCATAATGATTGGGGATACGACTACAGGAACTATTGATGCTGCTAATTATAATGTTGGATTAGGTGAAGATGTCTTTGAAGCTTTAACTACTGGTGACAGTAATGTAGCAGTTGGTTTTGAAGCTTTAAAAGCTAATACAACTGCAACAAATAATACTGCTGTTGGTAAAAGTGCTTTAAATGCAGCTACTACAGGTGGCAACAACGCAGCATTTGGTTATCAAGCATTACAAAAAGTTACAACTTCTATTTACAACACAGGTATAGGTAGAAATGCTGGTAAAGAAATAACTACAGGGGCAAACAATACATTTGTAGGTGCTTTATCAGGAGACGCAACAACTACAGCTAATGGTAATGCTGCTGTTGGGTATGGTTCTCTAGGAGCTAATACAACTGGTGCTTTAAATTCTGCACTAGGAGCAAATACATTAGAATCTAATACTACAGGTGCTAATAATGTAGCGGTAGGACAACAAGCACTTACAAATAATACAACAGCTTCAGACAACACCGCAGTAGGTAAGGATGCTTTAGCAGCAAACACTACAGGGACTGCGGGGACTGCTGTAGGTACAAACGCTTTAGATGCTAATACTACAGGAAATTATAATACTGCTTTTGGTTATTTTGCTTTATCAGCAAACACTACTGCGGACAGAAACGTAGCTATGGGTAATAGTGCTTTAACTGCTACTACGACTGGTGCAAACAATACAGCAGTTGGTGACAGAGCTTTGAAAGCAAACACCACCGCAGATAACAATACAGCTGTTGGAAAAGATGCTTTATTAGTTAACACTACAGGACAATATAACGTAGCAGTAGGTTATCTATCTTTAGATGCCAATACAACCGCAAATGCAAATACAGCTTTAGGTAATGAAACTTTAAGTGCTAACACAACTGGAACAGCAAACACTGCTGTAGGTGCTTCTGCTTTAGGAGCAAATACCACCGCATCAAATAACACAGCAGTTGGTTATTCTGCTGGTTTTTCAAACACTACAGGTGCGCAAAATACGAGTCTTGGTCACAATGCTTTATATGGCACAACTACAGGCTCTAACAATACAGGTCTTGGTCAAGGTGCTTTACAAGGCAACACGACAGGAGCATCTAACACAGCAGTCGGAAAAGCTGCTTTAAGTGTAAACACTACAGGACATTCAAATACAGCAGTAGGAACTTCATCTTTAGATGCCAACACAACAGGAAATCACAACACAGGGGTTGGACTACATACTCTTAGTGCTAATACGACTGGAGGAGATAACGTAGCAATTGGAGACTATGCTCTTTATAACAATACTACCGCATCTAGTAATACTGCGATTGGTTCAGATGCTATGATAGCAAACACTACAGGACACTCAAACGTAGCAGTAGGTTCTGTTGCACTAGACGCAAACACAACTGGAGATTACAATGTAGCTATAGGTAGTTTTGCTTTAGGTGCAGCTACTACAGCAGATAAAAACGTAGCAGTTGGTCCAGGTGCTGGACAATTAATTACTACAGGTGCAAACAATGTAGCTATTGGTGCTGATGCTCTGGATGCAAACACTACAGGTTCTTACAGTACCGCAGTCGGTAATGCTGCTTTAGGTGCTAACACTACAGCTTCTTACAATACCGCATTCGGTAATACTGCTTTAGAAAAAAATACGACTGGTCACTCTAACGTAGCTGTAGGTTCTGCAACTTTAGCTAATGCGACAACTGCGGCAGAGAATACTTGTGTAGGTAAAGATGCAGCTAATGGTATAACAACTGGACCTTCTAATACTGTTATTGGCTACAGGTCAGGAGAATATAGCGTAACTTTGGCTACAGGAACTGGTAATACCCTTCTTGGAGCGTATAGTAGAACATCGGCTACTAACACAAGTTTTGCTAATGCAATAGGCTATGATGTTTCAGGCATAGCAGGTTATACAACACTTGGAGTTGGGGGAAATGATATAAGAACTCAAAATGGTAGTACAAATTGGGCAACTATTTCAGACGAAAGGGTTAAAAAAGATATTGAAGATTCTACAGTAGGATTAAACTTTATAAACGATTTAAGACCTGTAACCTTTAACTATAGAAATAAAGGTGATTTACCTACAGAGTTTAGAGGTTACGAAAAAGATTCTACAGAAGTCTACAAAAGCGAAAAAAGTCAACATGGTTTTATAGCACAAGAAGTTAAAGAAGCTATTGATAAACATAGTGATATAAAAGATGGTTTTAAGATGTGGGATGTTTTGGACACAGGACAACAAGAAGTTGCAGAAACAGCACTTATACCTATGCTAACCAAAGCAGTACAAGAACTTTCGGCAAAAGTCGAAGAATTAGAAAGTAAACTAAACGGAGAATAATATGGCTCAAACAG